GGTGGCAAGTACTGGGAAAGCCTTTACATGCAGAACCCTTCACCTGAAGAGGGTGGGCTGATTAAACGTAAGTGGCTGCAGGATTGGCCGTATGGCGACCCGCCTAGCTGTGACTTTGTAATCCAGACTTACGATACTGCTTTCTCAACTAAGACAACAGCAGACTACAGTGTTATCCAGACATGGGGTATATTTTCCATGCAGGAAGACTATGAGGATGGTACTGAAGACTTTGCTTCCAACTTAATCTTATTGTCAAACATCAAGGGTAGGTTTGAATATCCTGAGTTGAGAAGACTGGCAAAAGAAATGTATATGAAGTTTATGCCTGATGTATGTATGATTGAAAAGAAAGCAAGTGGGCAATCACTTATTCAGGATATGAGACGGTCAGGATTGCCAGTCATGGAATACCTGCCTGATCGTGACAAGACCTCAAGGGTCTATGCTTCAACGCCAATGCTTGAGTCAGGCAGGGTATGGCTACCAGCGGAGAAAGCATGGGCTGAAGATTTAATAGGTGAAGCATTGTCATTTCCCTATGGACAGCACGATGACCAAGTGGATGCAATGACAATGGCAATTCAGTATGTCAAGGAAAGCTGGAGACTGACACATCCTGAAGACCCTGAATGGGAAGATGATGTTAATCCACGTAAGCAGAAAAAGGTTGCGTACTGGAGAAGTTAGTAATATAATTTCAATTACTAAATGTGAAGAATTATTTATGGGGAAGTTTTAATGGCTGTAGAAAGAAATCCGTTTGATCGCATTGAGCAGGACAATATCATTGAAATTGGTATTGGCCCTGAAAGCACTGAAATCGAAACAGGCCCAGTTAATATGGAGTTTGACGATGACGGTGGTGTGGTTATTGAGTTTGGTGATTCAGATGAAGGACCAGATGAAATACCTGAATATGCGATGGACGACGAAGAAGGTTTCTTCAAGAACCTTGTTGATGATCTAGACGAGGATATCCTTGAAGAAATTTCAAATCAGGTACTTGACAACTATGAGGCTGACAAGGAAAGTCGAGCTGAGTGGGAGTCAATGTTTGAGCGTGGCTTTGATCTTCTTGGTCTAAAGATTGAGGAAGCATCTGAACCATTTGAAGGTGCCTGTACTGCAGTCCATCCCCTAATCATTGAGTCAGCAGTTAAGTTCCAGTCAAAAGCAACTCAGGAACTATTTCCTGCTGCTGGTCCTGTCAGGACACAAATCTTAGGTAAGTCAGATAAGCGGCGCGAAGAACAAGCGCAGCGTGTCAAGACATTTATGAATTACCAGTTAACTGAACAGATTCCTGAGTACTTCGATGAAACAGAGCGGATGCTGTTTAATCTTCCGCTAATTGGTTCAGCATTTAAAAAGATTTATTTTGATATTACGCTCAATAGGCCAGTCTCTGAGTTTGTGCCTATTGACCAGTTCTTCGTGTCGTACTACGCCACGGACCTGCGACGGGCAGACCGTTATACTCACTTAATCTATCGCAGTCCTATCGAACTCCAACGCTGCATTAACGCAGGAATGTATGCGGAGATCGACCTACCTACGGCTGCAGTTCCCTCTCAGACCGCAATGGCTGAGAAAATGAATACAATTCTAGGTCTTTCCCCCTCTTCACAGCATGACCCGCAGTACGTTCTTCTTGAACAGCACTGCTATTTAGAATTGCCAACGGAACTTACTGAAGAGGATGACGGTCTCGCCCTACCCTATATCGTAACGATTGAAGAGCAGTCTCGAAAGGTTTTGTCAGTTCGCAGAAACTACAACCCTAACGACCCTGCCAAGCAGAAGAAAATGTTCTTTACTCATTACCGTTACGTTCCCGGCTTTGGATTCTATGGCCTTGGCCTGATCCACTTCCTTGGCAACCTTACCATGACTGCCACTGCTGCAATGAGAGCATTGGTAGATGCAGGTCAGTTTGCCAACCTTCCCGGCGGCTTCAAGCAGAAAGGTGTACGGATTGTCGGTGACAATGATCCTATTAGCCCCGGTGAGTGGAAGGACGTTGAAGCAACAGGTGTCAATCTACAACAGGCAATTATTCCGCTTCCCTATAAGGAACCAAGCGCAACCCTGTTCAACATGCTTAACTTTATTTCGCAGACAGGTCAGAAGTTTGCTGATACAACTGAGCAGATGGTATCTGATGCTGCCAGTTATGGGCCGGTCGGTACAACAATGGCATTGCTTGAAGCAAGTTCAAAATTCTTTAGTGCCATTCATAAGCGTTTGCATAGGGCACAGAAGGACGAGTTTAAACTTCTTGCAAGATTAAACTACGAGTACTTGCCGGATGAAGAAGCATATGATATTCCCGACGACACAATTACAATCTATCGCCGTGACTTTGATGGACGTGTTGATGTGGTTCCTGTCAGTGATCCTAATATTCCTTCCAACGCACATCGCATGGCACTTGCACAACTTGCGCTTAATCTTGCACAGTCAAGTCCTCCCGGTATGTTTAATATGCAAGAACTTAACCGTACAATTTTGTCAGCGGCAAATGTTCCTAACCTAGATAAGATTATGCCTGATAAACCCGATCCCATTCCACTTGATCCGATGTCAGATATTTTGGCAGCGGTTAAGGGGATGCCTATTCAGGCATTTGTCGGACAGAACCACGACGCACATGTTGCAATGAAGACGGCATATATCCAAGACCCAATGAACGGTGCCAACCCTGCAATGCAGAGAATTGTTCCAGTTCTACAGGCAAACATTCAGGAACACATGATCCTCAAGTATCAGGAACAGATTGGCGGTATGGCTGAACAGGCTGAACAACAAGCTGCAATGTCAGGTCAGTTAGTTGACGAGAAGACTGCTGAAATGATTATGGCACAGGCAGCACAGCAGATTGCACAGACCAATATGATCCTTGCCAAGCAGGGCATGAACATTACACCTGAACAGCAGATGGTACAACTTGAAGGTCAGCGTCTCAACATTGAGCAGCAAAAACTTCAGGCGCAGATTGCTAAGGAACAGGCTGAAGGTGCACTCAAGAATAGAGAGCTACAGCTTAAGGAAATGAAACTTTCAGTTGATGCTTATACTCAGGGTGCAAGTGAAATCCTTAAGTCAGACGAGAAAGAAAAAGATCGTAATGCCAAGAAAGCAATGAAGGCAGTTGAAATCTTTGCCGATCTTCTACAGCAGGAAGAGAACCTTACTAATGATCGCATACTAAAAGCTGCAGATATTGTAGCTGATTTGGCAAAAGAAGATACGATTGAATAATGACACTATGGGATGACATCCTGAAGAAGTTTCAGGAAAAGCAAGAAGAGATGAAAAATTCTCTTGCAAATGGTTCAGCATCTGAATATCATGAGTACAGGCAAATGGTCGGACAGATCACTGCTATTGAATGGTGTACAGATACACTGAAGGATGTAGTAAATAAACGCATCTACGAAGAAGAACAAGAATAAAGGAGTAGATATGATTCAGGCTGGAATGGCAAAGGCCATTAAGAATGACCAATGGATTACAAACGATGAAGTTCCTGATCTAGCTGGAGATGAACTACCAAGTATTCCGGGTTACTTTCTGCTTATTCGACCAGTATCAGTAAAGCAAGAAACAAAGGGCGGGATTATTTTACCTGACTCAACACAAGAAGATATGGCATATCTGACAACTGTTGGAAAAGTTCTTGCCGTTGGAGACTTGGCATATCTGGATAAGAATAAGTTTGCAAACGGTCCTTGGTGTAAAGCTGGTGATTATGTTTGTTATGGCAAACATGCAGGAACCAAGTTTCACTATAAGGGACACAAGCTAATGCTTCTGTTTGACGATCAGGTAATGATGACTGTTAATGATCCTACAGAATTAGACCCAACTTATAATTTGTCAAATTAAGTTTTATCAGTTAAGATATAACTTATTAGCGTAATCGTAAGTTTCGCAACTGCGTAAAGGAAAAAAATAAATGTCAGAAGAATGGAATGAAGTTAATCTTAATCCTGCCCCATCACAAAGGGAAAAGATTGAGTTTGAAGTAGAAGGCCAAGAAGAAAATGAATCAGTGGGTGTCGCTTCGGAACCAGTACAGGTTGAAGTTGAAGCAGAAGCTAAACCAAGTACTAAACCTGCACAAGATGCAGAAGAAGGTTTTGAACCAGCCGAAGCACAAACAGATTCAGAGCTTAAAGGCGTTGAAACTAAAGGTGCACAGAAACGAATTAGGCAGCTAGTCCAACAACGCAAGGAACGTGAAGAACAGGTTGCAGCGTTACAGCGAGAAAAGGAAGAGCTACAGAAGAAACTACGTGAACAGGAAAAGGACATTGCATCTTCACTAAAGAAGAGCATTGATTCAAACGAACAGTTTCTTCAAAACAAAATTGAGTATGCTAAACGAGCATATCAACGCGCCGCAGATGAAGGTAACTCTGCTGAGATGCTTGAAGCTCAAGAGGCAATGTCCCAAGCTTATGCTGAGATGACAGGTGTTAATAGCAGCAAGAGTTCATGGGAAAAGTATAACAGTGAAGTTGAACGGCAGCTACAGGAAGCTGAACAATTTCAACAGCAGCAAGTGCAGCAGCAACAGCCACAGTATGATCCAAGGGCTGTTGAATGGGCAGGACAGAATGAGTGGTTTGGTTCTGACAACGTAATGACTGCAGCAGCACTTGCGCTAGACTATGAGTTAAAGAATGAAGGGTTCGATCCTTCAGACGATGAGTTTTATGGAGAGATTGATCGCCGTATGCGCGAACAGTTTCCACATAAGTTTCAGGATGCTTCAGTCGAAGAGCAACCTGCAGTTCGTAAGTCGAGTGCGTCAAACTCGACTCAGGTGGTTGCCGGTGCGTCACGCACACCAGCATCTCCCTCTTCTGGAAAGAAGGTTAAGCTTACGCAAGAAGATATCCGTCTTGCAAATAAGTGGGGGATTCCACTTGAACGATATGCTGAAGAGAAGCTTAAGGCTGAACGCTCTTCAGGTGAATATACCACTATTGGTTAATGCGCTGAAAGGATAATACTATGACACGTACAACAACATCACGTAATGAGAACACTAGGGAAGTCCAGACAAGAGAAATGGAAAACGACGTATTTGAAGAGCAAGACTGGCTCACAATCCCGCCGATTGTCAAGGATCGTTTCGATCAGGAAGGCATGACGCTCCGTTGGATTCGCGTTTTACTTAAGGGCAGAGACGACATCCAGAATGTTGGTAAGCGTTTTTCTGAAGGATGGCAGTTTGTTACCATCGACGAAGTTCCTGAAATGGCTCATAACTCTTTCGTGAAAGAGGAAGGGAAATATACTGGCGCAATCTGTCGTGGAGATTTGGCCCTAGCAAAGATGACTAAGGCTCGTGCACAGTCCCGAAAAGAATTTTATGAGAATAAGAGTAGAGAAATGATTGATGCTGTTAATGCCCAGCTTATGCGCGAAAGCAATTCAGCAATGCCTATTTCAAACTCTAGTAGAACTAAAGTAACACGAGGCCGTGCGGCTTCCTTTGATGATTAATCAAAGAAGTCGAGACTGTCTTTTGTTGCTGTCACAGTATTAACAAGGGAGAACTGATATGACTGCTACTGCAAATCCAGACGGTCTTCGCCCTTCACGCATCCGTGGTGGTTCACCAAATAGTGCTGGTGCAAATGAGTATCCAATTGCTTCAGGATACAACAGCAATATTTTCAATGGTGATATCGTTACAAATGCTGCAGGGTATGTAAATGTTTTAGCTACAACCACCGATAAGGCAATGGGTGTCTTTATTGGTTGTCGCTATGTTGTCAACGGGGAACCAAAGTGGTCCGATTTCTGGACTGCTGGTGTTTCAGCTTCCGATGCTTATGCAATGGTAGTTGATAACCCACAGGCAACTTTCGTCGTACAGGCTAATGCTTCATGCTCAATTGGTGACATTAACTCACAAAACTTCCAAGTTGCACTTGGCGCAGGTTCAACCGTTATTGGTCGTTCAGGTTTCGCACTAGATGCGTCTACCCGTACAACCGGCAGCGCAATGCTTCGTCCAATTGCTGTAGTTGATGAACCCGGTAATGACATTAATGTTGCTGCCGAACGTGCCTTCCCCAAACTTGAAGTTCGGATTGTACGCCACGTTGATGCGTACATTTCAGCCGACGCTTCAGCTAACTAAGGAGGGTTAACAAATGGCTATCAATAGAGCTAGTATTGCAAAAGAACTACTTCCCGGTCTAAACGCCATCTTTGGCATTGAGTATGGCAGCGTCGATGACGAACATGCCTCACTCTTTGAGACTGAAAATTCAGATCGTGCATTTGAAGAGGAAGTCCTATTCACTGGCTTTGGCACTGCCCCAACAAAGGGCGAAGGTGCTTC